ACATGCCGTCCCGCATTGACGCCGCCGTGAAGGCCCGTCTCGACATCGTTGGCAAGGCAACCGCCGCAGGCGTTGAAGTAAAGGCCGACATGGCCGATGCCGACATCAAGAAGGCAGTCATTGAAAAGGTTTTCCCGTCCGCCAAGCTCGACGGCAAGGATGAAGCCTACATTGACGCCCGCTTCGATTGCGCTTGCGAAACCATCGCTATGCAGAAAGAAGCCGGTAGCCGTGGCGACGCCGCAGATATTCCTCCCCAGAACAAACAACCGATTTCCAACCAGGCCCGCCTCGATGAAGCGCAGAAGCGTTACAACGAACGCATGGACAACGCCTGGAAGGACGATTTCAACAAGAACAAGGAGGCCTAATCATGGCTGCTTATGGTAATATGGACAAGGGCCTGCCGGGCGAACTGGTTGGCCTCGAAGTTACTCACCAGATTGATTCCCGTCTCGCAAAGGGCGCCGTTCCGTTCGGTGGTCTTTGCTTTGGCACTGGCGATGGCGAACAGGTGACCGCAAAGGGCGAAGGAGCCCTGCTTGGTATCGCCGCACGCACCGCCCTCGACACCCCCGAATACGTCGATGGCGATGCCGTCAACGTTTGCCGCACCGGCAAGATTTTCGGCACCGCCGGCGAGGCTGTCTCCGCCGACGCCGAAGTGTCCGTGAACGCATCCACCGGCAAGATCGTCGCAAAGACTTCTGCTGCCGCCGGCGCAAAGCGCACCGTGACGATTACCGTTGCCGGCACTTCCGCCGCAGACAAGGTCGTGACCGTCGTTATCGGTGACAAGGTCGCACATGTCGAAACGAAGACCGGCACCGTCGCCGCCGCTGATGTCGCAGCCGCCTTGAAGACCGCCATCGACGCGTTGGACATTCCGTTTGTCGCAAGTGTCGCTTCCGCCGTCGTTACCCTCACCGCAAAGGATAAGGGTGCCGCCGCCAACGACATCGCCGTTACCGGCTCCACCACCGACTCCACGCAGACCGTGACCGTTGCAAATGGCACCTCCGGTTCCGATGTTGTCCTGAACCCTGGCTGGTTCGCTCGTTCCACTGCTGAAGCTGCAAATGACCTGGTCATTGTGGACCTCGGCTAATAAGGAGAATTTCAAAATGGCTGAACAGAATATGAGACTCGACGCCGACGAACAGGTGTTCTTTGACAACCAGCTCGCTCTTGTCAAGAGCCGCACCTACGATGTCGAACACAAGGCCCTCAAGGCCCTCTCCCTTCTCCCGGTGTCTACCGAACAGGACCCGGGCGCAACCCACATCATCTGGCGTTCTTACGACAAGGTGGGCATGGCGAAGATCATTGCAGACTACGCAAACGACTTCCCGCGTGCCGACATCGCTGGCGTTGAACACTCCAGCCCGGTCAAGGACCTCGGCGTTTCCTACGGCTACTCCGTGAAGGAAATCCGCCGCGCCCAGAAGGCCGGTGTGGCACTTGACTCCAAGCGTGCCGAAGCCGCCCGCCGCGCCATCGACGAAAAGCAGGACTCTATCGCCTGGAAGGGCGACGCAAAGTCTAAGCTCCCCGGTTTCTGGAATGCCGAAGGCATCACCGAGTATGTCGCCGCCATGAACGCTGGCAACACGTCTAGGGCCTGGGCCAACAAGACCGCCGACGAAATCGTGGCCGACTTCTCCGGCCTCGTTTCTGCAGGTCCGGAATCCACCAACGGCATCGAACAGCCGGACACGGTTATCCTTCCGTTGTCGCTCTACTTGAAGCTCCAGAACACGCCTTACGGTTCCAACCGCGACAAGACCGTTCTCGGCTTCATCCGAGAAAACTTCCCGCAGATTACCCGTATCGACTGGGTTGCCGACCTCGCTACAGCAGGTGCTGGCGGTGTGTCCCGCGTTGTCGCATACGCACGCGACCCGATGAAGGTCGAAGTGCAGATTCCGCAGCGCTTCGAACAGATGCCGCCGCAGCTCAACGGCATGGTGTACGACATCCCGTGCTTGCAGTCTACCGGTGGTACCATCGTGTACTACCCGATGTCCGTCGTGTTCTGCGACGGTCTCTAATAGAGTCTCCTGTGTAGAGACAACCCCCGGCATACGGGGATACAAGATTTAACGGTTTTGTATAAAATAGTATGCCAAACTTTTAATTTGGGTGTAGGGTCATGCCCGGCCCTACACCTTTTTTTTAACAACGGGCTATTATCTAAACAGGAGATAATATTATGTTGGTTAATTACAAGAACGCAAACATGCTTGTTGTCGAAATGGGTAACGGCAAGCAGAAACTCATGCTCGTTCCAGGCATCAATGTCCTCGATGATAAGGTTTGGGAAGGTGCGAAGGCTACTCTTGACGCAAAGATCAAGGCCGGAGTTGTCGTTCCCATCTACAAGACCACGAAGAAGGACGGCAAGGAAATCGAAGAGCCGTGCAAGCCCGACGACATTCCGAACGACAAGCTCGATGCCGTAGTGAACGAAATCCAGTCCGAGGCCCAGGCTGACAAGTTTGTCGAAGCTTCCGCGAAGGAGTCCGTCCGTGCCAAGGGCATGAATCGCAAGAACGCCATCGCGAAGGAACTGAAGGACCTCGAGGACGGCAACAAGTAATTACAAGGGCTAAAGAATCATGAGCGCAAATCCTCTGTCAATCGAGCAGTACATACAGGCCGTGGCTCCCGCATTGTTGCAGGACCCGTCCCTTGATGTATTCATCGAAATGGCGAAGGAGCGCACCGACCGCGAATTTTACGGCGTGAAGTACAACCACGCCGTAGCGCTCATGGCTGCCCACATTGCTTTCCTATTGGGTTCTGGAACTCTTGGGGCTGGCTCCGGCAACGCCGATGGCGGTTCCACTGGTTCCATTACTTCCAAGCGTGAGGGCGACCTGTCCGTTTCCTATGGTGCCGGAGCAGTTTCCGCTTCCGCCGGTAATCTTGGCGACGCGGAACTTTCGCAGACCCGCTGGGGCCTCATGCTCATTTCGCTCCGCAAGGGTTGCAAGCCCTTCTTTGGCGTTTGTGGTGGCAGGGGGCGTTGATGTCCGTTAGTTTCGAGACAAAGGATTTGGGCAAGGCCAAGATTGAACGCGAGCTTAAGGCCGCTAAAAAACTTGTGGCCCTTGTCGGCATACCCAGCGATTCAAAACAGCATGAAGACGCTAATATAGGTCTTGCCGCTATCGGCTACATCCTGGAAAAGGGTAGCGAAGTAAACCATCTTAAGCCCCGTCCGTGGATGAAGCAGACGAGACAGCGCAACGAAAAGCGCATGATGGGCTTAAGTAGAAAGCTATTGAAGGCCATATCCAACGGATCCACGACCGCCTTGGACGCTATAAAGAAGCTCGGTGGCACCTACGAACTCGCCATGAAGGAAATCTTTACCAAGGGTTCTTTCGAGGGTAACGCACAAATTACCATTGACGGCGGCTGGATGCGTAACCACGTTTCAGGCAAGCCGTTCTATGTGGAAGGCAAGAAAAGCTCTCACCCGTTGGAAGGAAAAACGGGACTTCTCCGTCAATCTATCAAGTTCAAGGTGGCGAAGGTATGAGTACGCTTTTCCCGCGAACCATTAGCTATAAGCACCGCACCGCTGAACTCGTGAACGGGGTTTGGGAATTTAGCGAGACGGACGGAACATTCACCGGCTCCGTTCAACCGCTGACGGGTAAGGAACTGCAATTCCTGCCCGAAGGTCGCCGCGACATCGGCTTGATGAAGATCTATTCCAATACGCCGCTTTCCGTGAGCGTGGAAGGCTCCAACACTCCGGGCGATATTGTCATTTGGGCCGGTCGCAAATGGGAGATTATTCGCGAGTTTGTCTTTGCCAACGATATAATCAACCATTACAAGTATATTGCCGCATTGTTCAATGACGGCGACGATGAAGAAGAAGACCAGGAAGAAAACGACGGGGAAACGACGGAGGGCGAAGATGCCGAACAATAACGCAACGCAGACGACGCCAGCCGTCACTAACGCGAAGACCGCCGCCGAACTCTGGAACGCCCTTTACAGATGGGCCACCGCCGTACTTCCTAAAAAAGTGAAGGTGGTAAAAAGCCATCAGGACATGGCGAGCGTCAAGGGAACGTTTATCTGTATCAATTACGCCGGGAGCTGGAACCTCGCGGGCTCCAACGCGTCTAAAATGATTGACAACCGCCAGGACTTGCCGTCACCGCGCGTTTTTGTTTATCGTGGAACTGTCGAAATACGTGAGGTCGAAGGCGACGGCGATTATTTGATGCAGCTTTTGGAATCGCTCGACAGCCCGGAATATCAGTATCTTTTGAACGATGCGGGGCTTTCCGTATTGAAGGCGGAAGGGCCGCAAGAAATGCCGTCCATGCAACAGGCACAATGGCGCAAGGAATCGCTCTTGACTCTTACAATGTCTTGGGTTCGCGCCTATGAGGGAAGTACCCTCACTATCGAAAGCGTGGAAATCTCGCAGGTCAAGACTTTTGGTACCATCGACGACGAGGACGATATTGTCGTCGATTCGCAGCAGAATATCGTGCAGAGCGAAGAACTTGTCAACGAATTTACAATAGAAATCGAGGAGGCCTAATATGGCATATAAAGACATCGTGAATATCAACATTACAAGGCAGACGACCTCGGTGTCCGTTGCCGCCTTCAATGTTCCCCTTATCCTTTCCACATTTGCCGCCGAAAACGACAATTCTGGAACAACGCCGAGCGGCTACCCGTCCACGTTCACCCGTGCCAGGTCTTACAATTCCCCGAAGGCTCTTGCCGATGATGGATGGAGTACCGAAGGCGCCGTTTACAAGATGGCAAACGCTATCTTCTCGCAGAAACCGACCGTGAACCGCATTGTAGTGGGCCGAGCCGATTCCAACGATGAATCCGTTGCCGCGTCCCTGAACGCTATTTGCGACGAAGATAACTCCTGGTATGGCCTCGTTGTCGATCCCGCCATGGTGAACACCGCCGCCAAGGTTGCCGATGTTGCCGCATGGGTTGAAAGCGCAAAGAAATTCTGCATCGTTTGGAGTGCCGACACGAATATCTATTCCAGCATTTACAATGCTGAAACTTCTACCGACGCAGCGTCCCTTCTTAAGAAGGCAAGCCGCGACCGCACCGCCGTCATTTACCACGCCGTACCCACGGACGGCGCGGACTATCCCGATGCCGCATGGATGGGCGAAGGCTTCCCGTACAATCCGGGTTCTTCCACCTGGGCGTACAAGACCCTTAAGGGCGTTTCCCCGGACAACATCACGTCAACCAAGGAAACCAACATCCTTTCCAAAAACTGCAACTTCTATTCCGAAGTCGGCGGCGTGAATATCACCCAGGAAGGCAAGGTTGCAAGCGGCGAATGGATCGACATTATTATCGGTACGGACTGGCTCGAAGCCCGCCTCCGCGAAAGTGTCTATTCCGCGCTCGTCAACAACCGCAAGATTCCGTATGACGATACGGGAATCGCCATGATCGAGGGACTTGTCAAGGGCGTACTGAACCAGGCCGCTTCTGCCGGTATCTTGCAGGCTGATTCCATCGTCGTGACCGTCCCGCGTTACGCCGACATTCCCGAAGCCGACAAGCTGGCCCGCAAGTTGCCGGACGTGAACTTTACCGCACTCTATCAGGGTGCTATCCATCGTGTAACCATTAACGGCACTATTTCCGTGTAATTAAAGGAGGCCAAAAATGCCCGCACCTGATTTAACTGTCAAGACCTACGACCCGAAAATGGTCGTTATCACTTTCGGCGTTATCCCTATTAGCGGATATGCCGAAGGCACCTTTGTTTCTGTCAACCGTTCCGGCGACGCTTTCGTGAAGTCTAAGGGCGCCGGTGGCGATGTGGAACGAATCAACAAGAACCAGGGCGATTTCGAAGTGACCGTCACGCTCCAGCAGACCGCTACCGTGAACGCCGAACTTTCTGCCGCCCTCGCAGCCGACCAGGTGACGAACGCCGGCGTGTTCCCGCTTACCATCAAGGACTTGCTCGGCAAGACTCTTTTCTTCGCCCCGCAAGCATGGATTCGCAAGGATCCCGAATGGGAAGACGGCGACGATTTGAATACCCGCGCATGGGTGTTTGATACCGGCATCGGAGCCAACCTCGTAGGAGGTAACTAACCCATGCTCTCCCCGATTACTAAAGAAATTGAAAACTTCTCCGTGCGGTTCCGTCCGCTTCCGGCGACAAAGGCCTTCACCCTCGCAAAGAGGGTGGGCACTCTCGTTTTGCCGCTTGTCAAGAGCATCGACCTGTCGAAGCTGTCCGAAGATGTGAACCTTAATTCCATCATTGACGGCATCATCGAGATGCTCGCCGACTTGCCCGACGAAAAGGCCGTGGGCATCATTGTCGATTCCTTGAAGGGTTGCACCATTACCGCGCCCGGTATGCCTCCCGTGGAAATTAAGGATTCGTCCAACATCGACGCCGTTTTCCAGGGCGAGCTCGAAGCCATGTATTCTATCGTCCTCGAAAGCTGGAAGTTCAACAAATTGGCCCCTTTCAAGTTGGCGGCTCGCTTTGGTCTCCAGCCGAGAACAACCGCTACCTCCGAAGGAGCCGAACCCATCGAGACCAGATCTGGGCCCGGATTGGCTCTGTCGGGTCACTCGCCGGAGAAGTAGAAGACATGTGGCCCATATTGCGCCTGGTGGTGGATATGGGCCAGCCTTTGAGCGAAGTCGAGAAATGGGACTTGGACGATATTAGGTACTTCAATTCCATTCTCGATATGCGCCGCGATTGTGAAGCCGCCGCGGACGCATACCAGGCGATGCAAATGGAGCAGATGCGGCAAGCGAACGAAAGGAGACGCTGATGGTAATTGAGGAACTTTTCACCCGCTTGGGCTTCCAGGTAGACCCTAAAGGCATTGACAAGGCCAAACAGGCGCTGACCGGTTTCAAGACATTCGTCGGCGGTCTCGCTCTCGGTGCGGGCTTTACCATGCTCGCAAAGACCGGCATTGAAGCCGCCATGACTATGGAAGGCCTGAACGCCGAATTTAAGGTCATGACGGGTAGTGCCGAACGTGCCGCCGGTGTTATCAGGGAAATTTCGGATTTTGCAGCAAAAACCCCGTTCGACAAATTGGGTCTTTCCCGCGCCGCAAAAACATTGATGTCGTTTGGCTTGCAGTCCGAAAAGGTAGTCCCGACATTAAAGATGCTCGGTGACATTGCCGGCGCTGATCAAAACAAGCTCAACGGCCTAGCCCTCGTTTTCGGGCAGATTCAAAGCACAGGCCGCTTGATGGGGCAAGACTTGCTCCAGCTAATCAACCAGGGCTTCAACCCGCTTACTGAAATTTCGAAGCAAACGGGAATGTCCGTTGCAGACCTTAAGAAGGCCATGGAAAAGGGCGCTATCAGTGCCGACATGGTGACATTGGCTTTCAAGTCCGCAACAAGTGCCGGCGGCTTGTTCTTCGGCAACCTCGAAGCGCAAAGCCAGACTCTACAAGGTCGAATTTCGACGCTAAAGGATAACTTCGTGACCGCCTTGCAGAACATGACGGAGGCTTTCTTGCCGTTGCTTAAGTCTGGCGTCGATGTTCTAATCGCGTTTGACTGGACGCCCATTGTCGCGAAAGTTCAGGCGTTCGGCAATGCGCTCTCCAACATTCCTTTTGAAGACTTGCTTGCATGGGTTCGCCGTCTTTCTATCTTGGTCGTGGCGTTTGCCACTCGCGATTTGCAAGTGACCCTTGTAAACGCCTTCTTGAAAGCCGTAGCCGTTGGAAGTTCGGCGTTTCAAAACATGACGCTTTCTTTTGCCGGATTCCGTAATATTGCGGTAACAGGTGCAAAGTCCATCGGTCTCGCGATGAAGACGGCCCTCGGCCCCATCGGAATAGCCATTTTAGCCATTGAAGGTTTTGTCGAGGCTTACAACTGGCTCGAAGGCAAGACACGCGCAAAGGCCACCGAAGAACAAAGGGCAAATGCACGAAAGTACATGGAACAGCAATTAAGGGCGTCCAACAGCACAAAGACCCGTGAAGAAATCATGGCCGATGTGGTGGGCCAGCAGGAGGCCCGAAAAGCGCAATTAAAGAAATTGCAGGAAAAGGCGGCTCTAGGCGGCCCCGAAGGCGTGAAGGCTTCGAAGGAACTGCAAGAAGTCCAGCTTGAAATTACAAAAAGAGCCTCGTTTGTAAACGCCATGAAAGATGTTTACAAGGAAATGACGGGGCTAGAATTTGAAGTAAAGGCCGGAGTCGTCAAGACGCCTTCCATGACATCCGACACGGCAGAACTCAAAAAGCAATTTGAAGAAATCGAAAAGGGCCTGAAAGAAAGTGTCGCGGCGACAAAGAAGCAGACGAAGGCGACCGAGGATAACACGAAGGCGCAAGAAAAATTCGATATTTCCGCACTCTCTCGCCAGGCCTTCGATGCCGCCTTTAACGTGAAACTCAAAGAATTTGCAATCGGGGCGATATGATTAGTGTTTTGAAGGCTATTGCACAGACCGTCTTGGGCGAGCAGTCCTTGCCCCAGCACGTATGTCTGTTCTATCCAAAAGAAGGCTACAAGGTCGGTTCCGTAGAACTCGACCTGATTCTTGACGAGGATCATTCAAAGTCGGCGCAAGTCACCGAGAACCCCCTGCAAGACGGACGCGCAATTTCGGACGGCATTTTCCTTGAACTCCAGGAAGGCTCGCTTACCGGTCTCGTCACGAACCATTCCGTCAAGATTGCCGAAGAACGCGCCAAGCAGCTAGAATTGCAGGATTCCGAGACCTTGATGGCCGAGGCCGAAAACTACCAGCTTGAAAACCGAGCGAAACAGGCCTGGGTAGACCTTAAAGCCGTCATGGACGCCAAGCAGCCCGTGACAATCGTCACGTCGTTGGAAGTCTACGACAATGTGGCTATCACGAATATTTCGACCGAACGCAACGGAGATTCAGGCGACGCCCTCGAAATAAAGGTTTCGTTCCGTCAAATTCTCACCGTCTCGCTGATGGAACATGAAGTCACGGCGCAAGTGCAGCCGAAGGACATGGATAGCGACATCAACCGGAAATCTGCACTCGGCGTGAACGTTGGGCAGAAGGTGGCGAAGAATATTAAGTCAACGATGAATGAGCTATATTTGGGGGTGATTAGATAATGCTTGAAATTCCGTTCAACCCCTCTGTAAGTGCAGACCAGAAGTTCCAGGTACTGATTCCCGAACAGATGGTTATCACGTTGCGCTTGCTCTGGAATAGCCGCGCCTCGGCGTGGTTCATGGCTATTTCTTCGGATTCCGGGGAATTGGGCCAGTTCCGGCTTGTAGAACGCTTCCCGATATTGCGCGAACACAAGGCCTTGTCCCCCATCAAGGGCGACATTATCGTGTTGCCGCTTTCGGAGGGACAAGGCAAGCCGCTTTCGGAATATTCGGCCCTTGGCGATTCCTGGGGCTTGTTCTGGATTTCGCCCGAAGAATTGGCGGAATGGGAGACCGCAAATGCTTTGGGGTAGGAAGGTAATTTTACAGGCCCGAAACGCCGACGGTGTTCATGTCGATGTGGCTGCGTTACGCATTGACGCCCGTTGTGTCCGTTCCCGCGTCTTTGACGATAACGAGCTTGAAGCCACGATCCACAACGCGAACGAGGACACTATTTCGAAGTTCTTGCAACGTGGCGCGAATGTAGCGCTGTTTGCCGGGTACGAACAGGGAGCCGAACCGGGCCTGATGTACCAGGGCAACATCATCGACTCGAAGACATACAGGGACGGAACGGACACTCTCACCGTGATCCGTTCTATCGCCTTGCGTTCCTTGACGCGCCCGTTCACCTGTACGCCCGTCTGTTTGTCTTTCCCGAAGGATTCCACCGCTGACAAGGTGATAGATTCTATTTGCGCTATCTTGGGCCTGGTGCCGCAAGGCAAGGAAATGGCGAAAGAAGTGAAGTTCCCCGGCGGGTGGACTTTTGTCGGCCCCGTTTCCCGTGCAATGAAGAAACTTTCACAGGATTTGAAGACCAAGGGAATAGGAATCTACGTTGACCTTGCCGAAATGGTCGTTTTCCGCTATAATGCGGATTCCACCTACTCGATCGCCTATATCACACCCCAATCTGGCCTCCTGAACTTGCAGGACACCACGGACTACGTGGGCGCGGCTCACTCTAATTTGAGTTCTCTAGCAAGCAAGATAGGCGAATCGGCCAACGTTGGCGGCAAGGAAATAAAGCTGACGCCCGAGAATACCGACGATGCATATGCGCTCCTTGACAAGATTTTTACGAACATGAAGAAGACCTATTCGGCGCGAACGATGGTGTTCCCGAAGTTGCGCCCGAACAGCCTTGTTCACGTTTCCGACCCGAACCGAGGCGTGGACGGCCTTTTCGTGGTTGACCGCATGGAAGTAGCGGTCGGAACGGGCAAGGATAGTTCTTTCGCGATGGATTTGAACCTGGTGGAGGCTTAATTTATGCCGTCAATGCAAGCCGCAATGGATCTATTCTTAAGCTCCGCGATGTACGCCGTCCATACTTCTCTACCCGCCAAGGTTGAAAAGTACGACGCGGAAAAGCACACGGCGACGGTCAAGCCCGCCGTGAACATGCTCATGGATAACGGGGTTCAAATCGAGATCCCGAGCCTGATGGAAGTTCCCGTCGTTTTCCCCGCGTCCAAGTTCTTCGACTTGGAGTTCCCGCTTGACGAGGGCGACGGCGTTCTGTTGCTTTTCCAGGAATCCGATATTTCTACATGGAAGAACGGCGATTTTCCGGCAATTCCCGCCGTGGCGTCCCGTTTCAACCTTGATTCCGCCGTTGCCATTCCCGGCCTGATTCCGACGCCTTCGAAGGGCAAGGCCAGAATCACCATTGACAAGGAAGGGGTGATTACATGGACGGCTAAAAAGTTTGTCTTTGACGGTCAGGTAGTGGCGAAGGGCGACATCATAGCCCGTGGCGATGTGTTCTGTGGCCCCGAACCGACCGGCCCCGGAGTATCGCTAAAAACGCACGTTCACCCGACCGCCGTCGGTCCGACAAGTGCGCCGACACCTACACCGATAACGCCGGAGGTATAGCATTATATGGCCCTCAATTTGGCAAAATTCAAGACAGACCTCGGAACGGCCCTGAAAGAAGCCGCCGCGCTCAACGACAAGGACAACGTGGAAAAAGAAACCGCATTGCAGAACGTGGCGAACAAGCTGGCGGAAAAGATAGATGCCTACATCAAGACGGCGACGGTTTCTGTGACCGTTTCGTCCGGCATAGCGGTTCAGGTTACACCGTCAAGCGGGCAGGGCGCAACGGTAGCAACCGGCTCCGGCACGGGTTCATTGTCCTAAATTTTGCAGACTTGGAACGGGAGACTTCGCGAGAGCCAGACTTGGGGAGGTAGGCCGTGATGTTTCCCGTTCCTTAACTTTTTTAGAAAAGCAGTGTAAAAATAAGATAAAAATAAGTTATATTTAAGACAAGGAGTTTGAATTGCAACTTGCGCTCGACACGGCAACTTGGGACATAGGTCTTGACGGCTCCGGCAATATTGCCGTGCTGGTTGACCCGTCCGCCCTGCTGGCACAAAGAATACAATGCCGACTCCAGACATTCAAGGGCGAATGTTTCCTTGACCGTTCCGTGGGCGTCCCCTATTATGAGGAAATCCTTAAGAAAAATCCCGACCTTGGAAGGGTGCGCTCCCTGCTCGCATCGGTTATCAAGGGCGTGGACGGCGTGGCAACCATACTTTCGCTCGAATTGACTTTTTCCGTGAGACACCGCCGCCTTACAGTGGATTTTAGGGTGCAGGGAACCGCGGGCGAAATTGCAGAGGGTACGATATAATGGGCGAATTTGTCACACCTACCGGACTGAACCGAAAGACGCTCCAGGAGTTGCGCCTTGAATTTGAAAACAAGTTCAAGCAAGTTTTCGGCGTTGCTTTTGAAACCGCCGTGGATAGTCCGAACGGACTTCTTATTTCACAGCTCGCCCTATCCTATAACGACCTTTGGGAACTTGCACAGGAAATCTATTCCAGCCTTGACCCGAACCAGGCCGTAGGCGCTGCACTCGACGCACGCGCGGCCTTCAACGGCGTTTCCCGTAAGCCCGCCCTACCCTGCACCGTCGATGCCGTCCTATATACTAGCGGTGACGGCGCAACGATTCCGGCTGGCTCCCTTGCAAGGCGTCAACGCGGCAACCTGAATTTCTCGCTTGACGAGGCCGTGACAATTTCGCGTTCCTCCTGCAACGAGCTCCTGATTATTGACGGCGGCTCCGCAAAGAATACGGAGTACGTTTTCCACTTCACGTTTGGCGATGTGACGCTGAACAACTCGACAAGCGCAAGCAATATCGCCGTCCTGGCCACCGCCATACATAATGCCGGTGGCTATTCCGAAATTACGACACGAGGAATTGTCGTTCGTTCTATGGACGATTCGCCCGTTGGCATTACAGGCTCGATGCCTTCCGATTTTATTGTTCTTGCCGGTAAAAAAGGATCTTTTACAGCCGTCAATGAAGGGTTGCAGACTTGCGAAATTGGCGAGCTTGACACCATTGCCGTCGGCGTAAGCGGATGGGACTCCGTCTACAACTATGTGGCCGGTGACCCCGGCGAGGACCTGGAATCCGACGAATCTTTGCGTGTTCGCCGTGCCGCCGCCGCAATGGTAAGAAAGAGCCGCGCGACAGACCCGGCAATAGAGGCTGCCCTGCTCGATGTTCAAGGCGTTTCTTCGGCCCTTGTCAAGTCCAACCGTGGCTTTGCTACCGATTCGGACGGCATACCCGGCAAGGCGTTCACCTCGCTCGTCGTTGGCGGCAACGACAACGACATCGCAAGATGTATCTACGAGAACCAGCCATCGGGCATCCAGTCGTTCGGCAATACCTCGGTAAACATTACCGACAGCCACGGAGTCGAGCAGCAGATCAGCTTTAGCCGACCCACACCGATCTATCTATGGGTGAAGGTGACCTACACGCTCTATGAAGAGGAGGCATTCCCCGGACAGGGCGTGGTAAAGAAGGCCCTTGTAGAGTGGGCCGAGAAGGAATATACTCTCGGCAAGGACATTATATCCACGCGCCTGAACCAGGGCCTTTACGATGTTCCCGGAATCGGCGTCGCGATGTGCGCCGTCGCTGTGACGAACTCTCCCGATACGGCCCCCAGCTCTGCGAGCTACGAGGCGTTTACGAATATCCCTGTTTCGTTCTTTAGCTATGCCGTCCTCGAAGAGGATAGAATTTCCTTTGTTGTAGAAGAACCGTAATTTATGAGCGAGCCGATAACAGATTATTCTTCGGAACAGAGAAAGTACGTTCCGGAACAATACAAGCGGAGTACTAGGCTACTCGGCGTTATCGACGCAGCCCTTGGATTTTCGGACGAACTGGAAAAGGCATTACGCGAGATTTCAGACAACTTTAACATTGAAGATGCAGTCGGCCCGATGCTCGACTATTTCGGCCTGTATTTCGGAATTACCCGAAAGATAGGCGAGACCGACGAACAGTTGAGAATGAGAATCCGCATAGGCAGCGGAACCGAAGATTTACCGACATTCGAGGCCATCTACAACTATTTCAAGATTGCGCTCGGCATTTCGGACATGATTCTTTGTCCCGTATGGCCCGCGGGTCTTTATTTCGTTCTCGGCCAGGGAATGCCCGAACCGGATATAGACGAAGTAATAACCATAGCTGCGGCTTCCGGTGTCGATTTTGGCCAAGGCACCTTCCTCTCTTGCGAGGACGGGGAGCCCTGGGGTCTCATAGTCCTGGAGGACAACGGGCAGCCTATTGTGATTGACCAGCGGTGGCCGGATACCGAGTACGCCATGGTGAACGATGAGGGTTACTTGATTGTGGATGATGAAGACAACGTTGTGGTCGGAATTGACTATTTAACAACGAACGAAAGTTTTGAACCAACCTAAAAACGGAGGGCAAAAATTATGTTATTCAAAAGGATTAAGGACTGGGCGACAAGCATTTCAGCTTTCCGCTCGGGTGACGTGATACCCGTGGACGGACCTAGTGGCACGGCGAAAATGGCGAAGGATAAGCTGTTGGAATTGACGGCAGAGAATGTCTTCAATACCCCTAATGCCGTGACTGGTACTCCAGTTGCGACTTTCGGAGATCCTCTCACTTATAAAGTGACATCTAAAATAACGCAAGCAACTTATGTGAAGTACGATGCATCGTTAATTAATGGACGTACTTTAGATATAACCTACAACAATAATGAAAGTTCAGGGGTGGTGTATTTCCAGTTATATTTTAGGGATAAAGACGCAAATTTAATAAGACACGATGTATGGGCATGTACTGCCGGAACTCCGTTGCACGTATCTACCATTGTTCCTTCTGGGTCTGAATACTTTGTTGCAGAAAGCTTTGCGTATACTTTGGCAGACTGGTCTATATTCGTAATTGATAACATTGAAAAAAGACTTGAGGATACCGCTGATTTAGCTGACAACAACGGATATAATTTAGACTTGGGAGTTTTTGGTGCAACAATAAGTGATTCTGTTACTACATCAAAGTCTACTGATACAAATATAGCTTATGATGTTTCTAAAATAACCGGAAGAACTATCTCTATTACATATAGCAATGATAATGAAAGCGGAACCTCATATTTTCAAGTTAAATTCATCGCCGCTGATGGAACTAGTATTAAAACAAATACTTATGACGTATCGGTTGGTACTCCAGTTACTAAGGCTATATTGATTCCAGACAATAGCTCTAAAATGACTGTTGTCAATTTCGCCTATACTAAATGTTCATATTCGTTCTATGTCGTAGATAACATTTCTGCAAGATTATCGGAAAACGAAGATTCTTTAGCTTCAGTTTACAAAGATGTTGCATCCATTGATTCGGCTGTTTTTGGTGCAACAATAAGTGATTCTGTTACTACATCAAAGTCTACTACTACAAATATAGCTTATGATGTATCTCGAATCGGCGGCAAGACTCTGTCTATTACGTTGTCTAATGATAATGAAAGCGGGACTATATACCAGGATATATTCTTGCTTTCCGAAGATGGATCGCAGTTGGCACGATGGACAGAAGCTGTTTTGGCTGGAACTCCAAAGACTATTATACGTAAGGTTCCGACTGGTGCCGTGAGGATGACAGTCATCAGTTCAGCTTACGCGAAGGCATCGTGGTCATTCTATGTTGTAGACAATATAGACGACAGCCTTGAAAACTTAGGAGAATATTCTCATGTTTTGTCCGTAAAAAAAGACGGAACAGGAGATTTTACTTCGATTCAAGCTGCTGTTAGTTCTTGCTCAGTTCCTGGAAAATTCAATCGTTATAAGATTGAAGTGTTTGATGACTTTGAGATTACGAATATTACTGATTTATTTACATCCATTGGTACTCATACATCAGCTCCAGATAGAGCTTTGTCTGTTTTTTGGCCACGTGATTATGTAGATGTGGTTGGCATGAATGGTCGGAGAAAAATTTCGGTAATCATGCCGTCCAATTTAGACCCCGAGTATCTTAAATGGATTCAGCCTGTCTACGGACAGCAAACATTTAAGTTGGAAAATTTTGAGCTTGTTGTTAAGAACGGGCGTTATGCTCTTCATCAAGACAACGTTCACGATGTCAATGCACATACTATATATAAGAATATTCGTTGCATTCATCTAGGCAACGATGATTACCAAAGTGGATGGAAGAGTGAATTGGCCGCTGCGTTTGGAACAACCAGTGGAATGACTCTTGAGTTTATTGATTGTGAATTTGTTACAAAGAAGAACTCGCCGTGGTATTTCCATACGCAGTTGGGTTTCAGTACTCCGAGTAGAGTCATAATTGATAATTGCTCGTTTAACGGAAATTTTAATCATATCCGATTAGGTATTAGCTCAGAAGAGCTGGGTAGCGGATGCAGCAATTTCTTTGAAATCAGAAATTGTGCCCTGCCGATTGTACGAACTGCTAATAGGTACAGCCTAATTGCTCAATCAAGAACAGACTCCAATAAGAACTACTGGAAGCAAAAAATGCAGGTTATCGGAGATAAAGGACTTCAAAAACGCATCCTTGAGGCCTATACTTTGCCTGTGGCGGTATTATTCTCTACGGACGGAATAAGTGAGGTAGATGTTGTTGGCGGTTCCGCAGCTGATGCACTCTGGATTGAGGCACATAAAAAGGGAGCTGTTTCATTCGGGTCTAGCTATATCGGAAGCAGTGCTTTTTCGTTGGCATCAATGCTCGGAGATTGTTCTGTTGACAATAAGACTCTTGTTGTTTCAGTTGGTGGCGAGGAACAAACGATAAATTTAGATTCTGATTACACCTCTATGAGCAACTCCGATATCATATCATGGATTAATGATAGATTAAGCGGGGCCTCGTTCAGCATTACGGAAAAAACTTACGACCTGCTTAATGGCGATTATTTTGAGACACCAGCTCAATCCAATTTGGAATTTGGAGAAATAATTTCAAACGGATTTGAAAGCGGCGTGGTTTCCGTCAAAACATCTGCTGGGGATATCGTTAGATGTGCCAAATGTAAGTCCAACTATTTCTTGACAGCCGATATTGGTAATGTAGGGACAGAAGTTGCGGATGGCGTTGTTGAGTTCAGTTGAGTCCCTAAAAACTATGCAGCAGCCGTAAGCCCGCATAAATTTATAACAATTTAAACGGAGGACTCCCCTATGCCTTATAATAGACAAATACCTGATGCGCCGATTGCGCTTTCAATGTTGCCCCAGATTCAATCTGGAAATCTTGACGATAACGACTTGATGTACCTTGTCGTACCTAACAACCCTATTGGCCAGCGGTGCAAGGCCCTCGCGCTTGCTGCGTTGGCTAACTGGCTCGCAGACGGCAATATGGGCCCATTCAAGACTAGTGAAATCAATGTTGGCTCGTCTATTTGGAAAATTGTTGAGGGCGTTGGGACTTCCATAACGGGCCTTTATTCTCTTGCTGCTGGAATCATTGAAGCTGCCGTAAAGTTCAAGGTTGGCGGTTCCGAGTGGGTTCCTGGAAATAATCAGCCGTCCATATCCGGCCTTTATTCCTTGGAAGCAGGAACTGTCGATGCCGCAAACGTGGCAGTTGATACGCTCAAGCCCCACTCATCTGGCGGAACGAAAATTGAAGTCGCGGCTATGCTTGTCAAAAGCCTGGCGCAAGCAGCGGAAAAGCTAAATCTTGGTCCTACGCAGGTAAACGGCGATAGCCGCGTTGTCGGTAATCTTCAAGTTGATGGCCTTGTCACATCCAAGCTTTCTTGTGGCGAAATTGCTATTGAAGTCACGGATTCGGCAAGCGTGTCTGCGGCAGAAACTGCCGTGTCTTCAATGGAAAACGGTCGAATGTTCATTATCGTCAATACCTCCACAAGTGCACAGGAGTTCCATTTTAGTGGCGGAGCCGTAGTGAGTATTTCTGCAAAGCACGGCCTATGGGGAATCAAGCGTGGTGGCTATTCTTACCCGATTGATACATGATGTTTAGAATGGTAGTTTTTAATCATGGATATTACAGGCATCGACATAGCCGCACTCGCTGGATTTGTCGGGTCGATGGGAACAGCCATTGCCTCGGTTCTCAAAGCGAAACAAGCCGACCGTCGTTCTTCGGAAATCGAAATCGCACGGGAGCAATCCAAAAAAGAACGAGACCGAGAAATCGAGTCTTTGAAATCCGAAGTTAAATTGCTCCAGCACGAAAACCGAGAAACTCGCGAAAGACTGAACGAAGGCAACACTCACTTTGTCCGGTTGGAAAGCGAAGTCAAGGAAACAAACGGACTGCTTCGTGAAATTATCGGTGCCTTGAACAACAAAGGACTAATTATTTCCGGGAGCCCGAAAGTGGCACGGGACTCGAGGTTGGAATTATGAGGGCAAAATGCACTGTAGAATCCTACACTGTGACACCGTTTGTCACTACCGAAAATCGGCCCTTCGAATTTTGCGGCAAGGCGATAATAGATATATGGCTCACCCGCACCTTCACGGACGGAAAAAAGGAACGCGCAAAGCTGGCAATCACGATTTACCCGCACTTCACCACGGACGGCGCATCCACGTTCTGGCCCGTGTCCCTGATTGTTCCGCAATGGCGAAAAGGTGACGACGATTACAACGCGGCACCGACGGCCCACGATGTTCTTTATATCCTTGAGGGCATTGTCGAGGGCGAACACGAACCGGTGAAATTGAGCCGCGAGGAGGTGGACGATATTTTGCGCGGAATGTGGCGTTGCTGGGGCATGAGCCGCTTTGTTGCGGGTTGCGCCGACAAGGGCGTGGAAATTTTAGCCGGTGGAAAGAACCATTGGGGAAACGACGGCTACAACGTGCGCCGGTATGTTTCCGCAAAGTGGGAAACCATAGGATAGAATCATGTTTACGTTGATCCGCTATACTCGCACAGAAAAGGCTATCCTGGGCTCTCTTTACTTGAACGGGGCATTTATTTGTTATACGTTGGAGAACGACGCCAAGGCCATTCCTGCCGGTCTCTATTCAATCGAAAATTCCAAGTCTCCGAAGTTCGGGCGCGAGCTCCCGCTTCTGTTCTCGGACAAGGTGCCGTCAAGGCGTGGCGTCAGGATCCACGCCGGAAACACCTACCAGGATTCTGCCGCGTGCGTGTTGGTCGGAATGAAGCGCGACGATGTAAGGGAACGTATAGACGAAAGCAAGGACGCGGAAAAGATGGTAACAATGCTATGCCGAAACGTTCGCAATCTTGCGATAGTCGAACGGTATTAAACGTAGTCGGGGAGGCTACAAAAAGGCCCTCGGGGAGAAATCCTCGGGGGCTTTCGGTTTTACGTTTTGGGCTTCGATTTGAATCATCTCAAAAGCTTACTATCACAAGGCTCAAAAAATTGGTCTCGAATACAAGCGCTCTTGCCAATAGGACAATTTTCACAGCCTAGCTTGAAAGTCTAATTTTCCTTGCCGATATTGTCGATAAAGTCTTCCGGTTTTAATGAATTTAGCCAGCGTTTAAAATTTGTCATTTTTTTTGCTCCAATACATTCATCATTTCCCATTTATAGCCTCTTGAACATAGCGTGGTCTTTTCTTCGCGGTGCGCCCCAGGATCCACCTACCGCAGGAACAGGAACCCCGCAAATTGTAGCCATCTTGCCGTTGCGGTCGATGTAACTTTCTACTGATTCCTTCGCCTTCCTGAAAAGTTCAAGCACGGTATCGAGCAACATCTTTTTCTGGTCTGTTGCGTTTAGCAAGTCAAAAAGTGACAAGTTTTTCCCGGTTCTAAAATTTCTGGCCTTGTATTCAACCTTAAATTCGCCGGTCAAGCGGTCGCCGTTGCGGTGCGTTTCGGTTACTTCGTGCGGGTCGCAGTAGGCGGTAATTTCGCAGTCGATGTTCGCGATATATGGCTTGAAAAAAAGAACCCGCAAATGTGCGTTATGCGATTTCATCATGGCATCGGCCTGTTCTACAAGTTCCTCGACCTTCTTTTGCCATTCGTACACCCAGGCGCACTTGGGACAAATACTATAATAGCCGGAACGCCTTGAACCGCCACAAACGGGGCATTTGTGCAGTCGTTTCTTATATCCAGATTTTGTCTTTTTCCACATATCGCTATGCGAGAATGTCTTTTTAAGTCTTTTCTTTTTCGCTCTCGGTTTCATTTTGTTTCTTTTCCTCTAGTTTGTTGTTGATCCGGTCGATTTCTTCATTCATGCGCTTGCAATCTTCGGCATTCGGCACCACCAGCAAACTATCACTTGCCTATCCTATTGTTTTGGGAAACGGGATCCATCGTTTAATCTCGCCCTCGTTGACAAGGTAATCGACTTTTTCCTGGTTGTTGAATATAACCCGCCAGAACCCGTCCCCCGTTTCAAGCAGAAGCTCAACTCCGACGGGCGGCGTTGTCGTTCGCCACGATTGAGCCATCGCAAGATCAGTTTCAAGCGTTGCAACCGTATATTTCAGTTCTTCGACCGTCTTTTCAAGTTCCGCGTTGCGTTCTTTCAGTTTAGACACGCCGTCTAAAACTTCGGAAGCGGTATTGAAAAGCTGGTTGCTCGGTGTAGTTTGTGCGTGAAACATGTCTTTATTTACAGCCATAAAAAACGTACTCCGTGGATTCTCATAAAATCGTTATTGCAGAAGCTGGATTCGAACCAGCAAGCCCGATTCTAAACGCGGGCGGGAGCCCTCATGCTCCTGCGTCTACCCACCTCAAATTTGGCGCCATTTTTGAGGCTTTCCGCCATTCCGCATTTTATTTGTGTCGAGCCTCGACCGGATTCGAACCGATGTCTAGCCGCCCCTTTATGGAAGTGGGACGGGACACGCTCGCATTGCTTCCATTCAATGCCGTGCTGCCTAACCACTAGGCTACGAGGCTGTTGTTTTTTTTTTACTTCTTCGGCGGTTTCTTGCCGCCGGTTTTCTTTGTACCGCAAGCAGATCG